GATGAGTGTGTCCTCCATGACTACATGTTTCACACACCTTATGAAGATACCGAAGAGTATTACATCCCACTTGGTCTTGCTATGGTCTATAACCACAGCGCAAGTCCAAACGCTGAGTGGGACATGGAAGACGAAGATGACCGCTATATTCGGTTTTTTGCGCTCAAAGAAATAAAAAAGGGCGAAGAAATACTACACGATTACGGCGAGCAATATTGGGACAGTAGAAATCATGGCCAAAAAGAAAACTAAATCTAAATCCAAGAAGCCGACGCCAACAAAACCGGCGCTGTGGTCTAAGGCTAAGTCTGAGGCCAAACGTAAATTCAAGGTATACCCATCAGCTTATGCCAACGCTTTCGCGGCGAAGCGATATAAAGCAATGGGCGGCGGCTGGCGATAATGCAACATGCCTTCCTCCTATTCGTGTTTCTGGGGGTGGGAGAGGACAAAAGGCTGGTCAGTAGCGACTTGTACTTCGCGGACCTTAATGAGTGCATATGGTATGCACAAAAACTCCATAAGCAGGGGCATTTGGTAACATCATATTGTTTGCCAAAGTTAGTAGATGAAAATGTACGAGTGTATTGATGTTAGCCGAATTAGCCGCAGCCAACGCTGCCTTCTCAGTCATAAAGACCGCTGTTCAGAACGGCGGTGATATAGCCAAAGCAGGGAGTGCTATCGCTAAGTTTGTAGGTGCTAAAGAGGACTTACAAAAGAAATCAAGCAAGAAAGGTGGAGGGTCAGACTTAGAAGAATTTATGGCCCTTGAACAGATTCGCGAAAAAGAGGAACAACTAAAGCAAATTATGATTTACGCGGGTCGCCCTGGGCTATGGGGAGACTGGCAGAGATTCCAAGCGAAAGCTAGAGTTGAGCGAAGAGAGGCAGAGCAAGCTGCCATACGTAAACGCAGACAGATTGTTGAAGTTGGCATAATTATGTTTTTGCTTATCTTAGGTCTGGTTGTTTTAGCTTGCATCGTTGCTCTCGCGCTACATTCACAAGGAAAACTTTAATGGTTTATCAAGGAGGATTGCGTAAGTGGTTCAAAGAAGACTGGCGGGACGTCTCCACGGGGAAAAAGTGTGGGCGTAAATCATCTTCAAAATCAAAGAGAAAGTATCCAGCGTGTCGCCCGAAGGCGGTCGCAGACAGAATGTCGAAAGGACAGAAAGCTTCGGCCGTCCGCCGAAAACGCAAAGCCGGAAATCCTGGAGGAAAACCTACCTCTATTCGATGGTCCGTTTCACCCACTGGACGTAAACAAAAGACCAAACGGAAAAAGTCAAAAGCATGACGCGTAAACGTAATTACCGACAAGAATATGACAGGTATCATGCCCGTCCTAAGCAGAAGAAGCGACGCGCTTCACGTAACGCTGCACGCGCTATTATGGCTAAGCGAGGCAAGGTTACAAAGGGCGACAAGAAAGATGTGCATCATACTTCTGGCAACCCTATGAACAACACGCGATTAGCAGTTAAGTCCCGTAGCAAAAACCGCTCATTTGCGCGAACAAAGACGGGAAGAAAGAGAAACCCACGTGCCTAAACAATTGACAGAGTTGCAATCTAAGTTCTTGGATGTGCTGTTTACTGAAGCCAAGGGTAATTATTCCAAGGCGATGCGCCTCGCTGGTTACTCAGAGAATAGCAACCCATACGCTATTATTCAAGCACTGCGCACTGAGATTATAGAACGTGCTGAGTTGGAGATGGCAGCTAACGCGCCAAAAGCAGTGCTGTCTATGGTAGGTGTCATTGATGACCCGACAGCAATAGGCAATCGCGAGAAACTTGCAGCTTCCCAGCAAGTGCTTGACAGAGTTGGACTTTCCAAGGTAGAAAAGCTGAACGTATCGGCAGAAAAGCCGATGGGACTATTTATCTTACCGGCAAAGAATGATGACGACAGTATCGCAGAGACTGAATCCGAGCAATAGATACGTACGATTAAATGGGCCACGTGTTCCTTGGGGATATAAGAAAAGCGAACACGACCCACAACTTCTAGAGCCAGTTGAAGAACAGCTTGAGGCTCTGGAGCAGGGGCTGGAGTATCTGAAGATGTCCTCCTACCCTGAAGTCGCTAGATGGCTGACGGATTACACAGGACGGCGCATTACGCCGATGGGACTGTGGAAACGTATTAAGACTGACGAAAGCGATAGACGCGAGTATGTTAAACAAAAACGCCGTGCCGCCGAGGCCGCGTCCCAAGGCAACATCCAAGCCCAAAACTAAAGAACAAAGGGCGAAAGAGAAGCTTCGTCGCGAGAAGCAGTCTGCTCGTATGCAGCTTAACCTTGCTCAGAAAAAGCTAAATAAGTTAGCAAAGGCTGAGCAGGAGAAAGAAGATGATATCGCGCTGGTGGGTTCTGGTGCGTTTCAACCTGTAGAAGAGCAAGCTGATGAGGTTCTGTTTAAGCCCAACGAAGGGCCACAGACTGATTTCCTAGCTTCTTCCGAGCGCGAAGTCTTATATGGCGGCGCTGCTGGCGGTGGTAAAAGCTTCGCCCTTATCGTTGACCCGCTGCGATATTGTAACAATCAGAATTTTAACGCGCTTATTCTACGTCGCACAAACGATGAACTGCGCGAACTGATACATAAAAGTCAGGAGATGTACCCTAAAGCATATCCCGGCGCTAAATGGATGGAGAAGAAAAGCCAATGGACTTTCCCATCCGGTGCTCGAATCTGGATGACATACTTGGAGCAAGATAAAGACGTGCTCCGTTATCAAGGTCAGGCATTTACTTACATTGGCATTGATGAGTTAACACAGTATTCGACACCTTATGCTTGGGATTATTTACGCTCGCGCCTTAGAACTGCAGACTCTTCGCTCCCCGTCTATATGCGAGCGACAACAAACCCGGGCGGTCCCGGTCACGCATGGGTCAAAAAGATGTTCATCGACCCTGCCATACCTGGCAAGCCATTCTGGGCAACAGATGTTACAACGGGCGATACGCTCGTATATCCAGAACGGCACAGCAAAGCTGGGCAACCGCTTTTCAGGCGGCGCTTCATCCCCGCAAAACTCTTGGACAATCCCTACCTTTACGAGCAGGGAGACTATGAAGCAATGCTGCTTTCCTTGCCGGAAGTTCAACGCAAACAATTGCTTGAAGGGTCTTGGGATATAGCAGAAGGCGCAGCCTTCTCAGAGTTTGATAGGACGGTACATGTTGTTCCACCATTTGAAATACCAAATACATGGCGCAAATTTAGGGCTTGTGACTACGGTTATTCCTCTGCTACCGGCGTTCTTTGGTTTGCTGTAGACCCCACTGATGAAACACTGCTCATCTACCGTGAGCTTTACGTCAGTAAAGTCCCTGCTAAAGAGTTAGCACACATGGTGTTACAGTTAGAGCAGGAAGAAGCGATACACTATGGAGTCTTGG